GCTTGGGCTTCGAGGGAAACCCCTCGTTCCGCCTGCTGGTCAGTTGAAACACGAACGTAACCAAGTGCTTTCATCGGGTCACATGTTACGGGATGACCCGGTCTGAAATCAACGGGATTTCGCTCCAGCCGGCATACGTTTTGTCGCTCGCGGTGGCCGGTCTGGCCCTCAGAATCGCCTTTACTTTCAAGCGGATCAGAGCGATGGATGTCATGACCGCGGTAACTACCGCGCCAGGAGATTACACCATGACGACGAATATCGAAGAACAAGCTACCACCCCAGCCACCGCCACCGCGCGGGAGCCGAAAGCCACCAAAAAGGCCAACGTTGCGCCACGGAAGCCCCGTGTCGCGCCCGCCAGGGGCAAGTCGGGGAAGAAAAGGCCACCCCGGCCAAGAAGGGCACCAGCGGCCTCAAAGGCGGCAAAAAAGCGAAAGTAGCCCGCGAGGGCAGCAAGACCGCCAAGATCCTGGACCTGCTCAAGCGGCCCGGCGGAGCCACCGCGAAGGAGTTGTTGAAAGCCACTGGCTGGCAGCCGCACAGCATCCGCGGGTTCATCAGCGGAACCTTGGGGAAAAAGATGGGCTTGACCGTTACGTCCACCAAGAGCGAGGATGGGGAGCGCAGCTACTCGGTTAAGGGCTGAGACCTGCCAATCTGAATCTTCTTCGGCCGCCCGGGTTCTGCCCTGGCGGCTCTTCTTTGTTTGGTCGCGCCCTTCTCCACTTCCCCAAGCCACTCGATGGCCCTTACGGACCCGATTTCCCGTTGAAAAACCTTTGAAAAACACTTGATTAACGAAGGCGGCGTGCACCAATTTACTGATTCTGCGCCACATCCCGGCTCGCGCCTTTAGACTCGATACGGGAGCAAGGCTTGCAAAATCAGCGCCGAGCCGCGGGTAATTGTCGGCTTCGATGAGCGGGCTGACGGCCCGGGCCCGTGCCATCGTGCCGCCTCCCGGGTGACCAGGAAGGGTGCCAGGGACGCGACGCCCTGGCATCTGGCTCACGCCTCGAATCGGTTGGTGGTGATGTGATCATCAATGTGCCGCGCCATAATAACCTACGTGATGCTCTTTGTTGAAGCTCTGGAGAGAGGATTCGATGAACAAGTCTAAGCGCGCCCTTTGCTTTGTTGATGACGACCCCGCCGAGCTACAGCGTTTTCGTCACAATCTTGAGTCGGACTTCATCGTCGGTGTGGGAGAGACGTTGAAAGATGCTATTGAGGATCTAAGCGCGAAGGGGCCGAAGAAGCCCGACCTGTTCGTACTTGATATGTTTTTTCCGCAGGGGCCGAAAAACACTGAGAAAGAGCGGGCGGAATTGTACCAAGCATGGGACCGCTACGTTCAGGCGCAAGCCGATTTTCAGTCCGTCCTGGGTCGGCTGAGGCAAAGCAGTGCGGGGGGACAAGAACTGGCCCGGCAGGTGCGAGAGGAGTACCCATCACGCCGCTATGTGTTCTTCACACGCAAGGGCACTCTTGAGGAAGGCTTGGCCGCACTGAAGCACGGTGCGCTTCAGGTTATCAAAAAGCCGGACCCCAATTCTTCGGAAGTCAACCGTATGCCATCGGTCAAAGCCTATGATCTGGCTTTCAAGAGCAAAGCCCGTGAGATCGCCTCGGAGCTCTCAGATGCGATCAAGAAGACGAATTGGTGGTGGAAATACAAAGAAGCGTTTTGGATAATACTGACGCTTCTTGTGAGTAACGCGATTTCACTGGTCGGCCTTCTGCTCAGTCGCCGCCCTTAGGTATGTCGCCGGCACCCGGTCACGCGATCCCTCGACGAGGCCAACAACCAGGGCAATGGCCGGTACTGCGGACTTCGGATCATATGGGGCTGATCTGATACGGTTCGTAATAGTACACGACCTGCTGGGCTGGGACCAGGTGCCAGCGGAGCAGCGCCTGGGTCATCGCATCAACTTGATCGTCGTGGGCGCCGTAGGGAAAGGCGGCGCACTCCTCGATGAAGTCCCGAACCCATGGCACATAGTCTGGGTGGGGCAGATAGACATTGCCGGCCTCGATCAGCGGGCTAACGGCGGCCGCACGCGCTATTTTCCCGCCCGAGGGATTCACCGGCAGGAGACCGGGCAGCTCCCGCGCGAGCATTTGGATCACGGCGGATCCGTTGGCCTTGTCCTCAATCAGCTTGGCGAGCATCCCCGGCCATTTCACACTCAGTGCGCGGATCGCACGAACTGTGGTGGGGCAGTCCATGCGGGCGCGAACCTGGTCCGCCAGGATGAAAGCCGATCCAAGTCGGGCCCAGGTCTGGCCGACCACGTAGTCGGACGTCTCCAGATCTTTGAACGCACAATCCCAGGACTGGATTTGTTCATCGACCCGATACGGCAGTTCTACGGCCGTGATCGCCGTCACCGTCCCGTCCGGCAACGTGACGGGGACCGCAGGTAGGTTCGCTCCCCGCGGCTGCCAATACTTGAACCAGTGCCGCTTGATCAGACCTCCGCCAGCGGGTGACGGTCGCTGCTGAAGCTGGCCGGCCGCGGCGTAGCTGCCCAGGCTGAGCTTGAGGTTCTCGATTTCCTGAGGACCGAAGCGTTCGGGCCAAAGCAACTCGCCGTGTGCGGTTCGCGGGTCGGACCAGCCGATTGAAGTGACGCAGCGTGAGCCGCCCTCATACTCCGCGGGCAGACACAGGTGCTCCCAGCCGCCCTGCTCCAAGAGGTGCCCACTGAGATCCTGCTGGTGGCAGCGTTGCATCACAACCACCTTCGCCGTCGTCTTCGGATCATTCACCCTCGTTGAAATCACGACGTCCCACCAGTCGACCGTGGCCTTGCGGATGGCGTCGGACTCGGCTTCCTGCACGTTGTGGGGATCGTCGCAGACGATGCGATCGCCGCCCTCGCCGGTGGCAGCGCCGCCCACCGACGTTGACAGCCGGTAGCCGGAGCGGTTGTTGTCGAAGCGGCCTTTGGTGTTTTGATCGCTGGTGAGGGCAAAGATGTTGCCGAAATGCTTCTGATACCAGGGTGACTCGATCAGCCGGCGGCACTTCACGGAATCGCGGATGCTGAGTTGCGCCGCGTAGCTGCTGTAAAGCCACCGCCGTTCCGGGAAGAGAATCCACTCCCAAGCAGGCCAAAAAACCGAAACAAGAAGGCTCTTCATGTGACGCGGCGGCACGTTGATCAGCAAATTGCGTATCTGGCCGCGGGAGACCGCCTCGAGATGTTCGATGATGGCGTCAATGTGCCATCCGAGGACGAATGGAGTCGCGGGTTCGACGATCGGCCATGCTTGCCGAACGAACTCGCCGAACCTGCGCGTCGCCAATTCGCGATTAATCTCGGCGGCGAGACTTGGCCTTCTCAGCAATTGTGCGGAGTTGTAGAAGCTCTTCATCGGTAAGTTGGGTGAGGTCGGGTTTGTGCTCGACCTCGATCGGATTGCCATTCGGGCCGCTGAGCTCGTTGGTCACGTAGTCCTTGTAGCCGAGCAGATTCTTTGACAAGAAAATCGCTGCGGCGACGTTGCCCTTCGCTGCTTGACCGAACAACATGCGACGCACCGACAGACGCCCACTGGCGCGGCCGCGTTCCATCGCATCCCCAAAAGCGGGCTGCTTTTTCCGGCGCTCGATCGTGCGAGTGCTCACCTTGAAGAACGAAGCAACCTCTGCGTCGGTGCACTGCAGCCCGCAGAGCTTTTCCAGTTCCACCAGGTTGATATTTACCGCCCTGCGACCAGCCCCAGGGCGCGCTCCACCTGCCATGCTCCTCCTTTCGGTCGCGGTTCTCTTCCTCGGCTTCCCACTTCTCCCCACACCGGGACGCGATTCATACAGACGCCCCTTGGCGCTCCGCGGCGACCTCGTCAAAGGTGCGGCCGTCACCGTCGAGAGTGGCTTGCTTATCCGTCAGTGCCTGCCACCTCTTCACCACAACGTCCACGAACTTGGGGTCGAGTTCCGTTCCAAAACAAACACGCTCCGTGATTTCCGCTGCCGCGAGCGTGGTACCGCTGCCCAGGAACGGGTCATAAACCAGTTCGCCGCGTTTCAGGTGGTTCAAGATCGGGCGCCGCATCAGTTCGATGGGCT